CGCAAGCCCCCCGACAACGACGAGGAGGGCTTCCAAGGCATCCACGCCATCTACGTGCTGGTCCTCGTCGACGAGGCCGGCGGCATCCCCTCCGCGCTGTGGAAGGCGATCCTGGCGCTGCTCACCACCGCCGAGTGCCGGGTGCTCGCCATCGGGAACCCCGACTACGAGGGCTCCGAGTTCTCGAAGATGTGCGCGCCGGGATCGTCGTGGAACGTGATCCACATCGACGGGCTCGGCACCCCGAACTTCACCGGCGAGTGGGTGCCGCAGGGGACGCCGCTGCTCGACCAGTCGTGGGTCGACGACGTGATCGCCGACTACGGCGCCGACTCGCCGACCTACCTGGCGAAGGTGCGCGGCCTGTTCCCCTCCGACCGCACCGATGGGGCGATCCCGTGGTCGTGGGTGGCGAAGGCCCGCGACCCCGCCACCGTGGCTGCGCTGCCGCCGCTGCGGATCCCGGTCGAGCTCGGCGTCGACGTCGGTGGCGGACAGGACCTGACGGTGATCCGGGAGCGGCGTGGCCCGCAGCTGGGCCGCCGGTGGACGGTGAACACCGAGGACTCGGAACGGATCGTCGATGCGATCGTCACCGCGCTGCGGGTGTCGGGGGCGTCGTCGGTGAAGGTCGACTTCGGTGGCATCGGGTTCGGTGTCGTCGGGTCGCTGCGTCGCCGAGCGCCGGTCGAGGTCGCGCATCAGGTGACGGTGCAGGCGGTGACGTTCGGTGCGAAGGCGAAGGACGACGACAAGTACGAGAACGTCCGGGCCGAGATGTATTGGGAGGCGCGGCTGGCGCTCAAGGACGGCCGCTGGTTCCTCGGTGGCACCGACGAGGCGGGCAACCCGGTGATCGATGAGCGGGCGATCGCGGACCTGACGGAGCCCCGCTGGTTCGAGAACAAGCGGGATCGGATCCAGATCGAGGACAAGGAGAAGATCCGCAAGCGGCTCGGGCGTTCGCCTGACGATGGCGATGCGATCGTGCTGGCGTACTACGACCCGCCGACGCACGTCGATGACGGGCGCTCCGAGGGCGCGCAGGTGACCACGTTGGCGACGGGCCCGAGCGCCAGGTAGGTGCGAATGCGCGCCTGGATTCGTACCGTCAGGCGCCGGTCGGTGGCCGAGGGTTCTGATTCGGCCGGGAAACTGAACGGTCGGGGCGCTCCTGGTCGTTGACCGTTCGGTTTCCCCCGTGCATCCGCCCGCCCTCCCCCCGCGCCCCTCACCCTCACCGGCATGGTGTCTGCCCCGATCGTTCTCGACGCGCTGTCACCCCTGTCGCACAAGGAACGCATCGGACTCCCCGGCGACCGACGCCCCGCCACCCTCGCCACCGCCCCCTCCTGGGTCCCCAGGGACGACCAGCGGCGCCTCGACGGCTACGACGTCCTCGAGGCCTACCGGCTCAACGTCGGCCGCATCAACCTCCCCGTCGCCACCACCGAGGCTGATCGGGCGAAGTGGCGCGAGTACGGCGACCCCGCCGCGATCATCGACCGCATCGCCGCCGCCGTCCTCGGCGACGACTGGCACATCACCGTCGACGGCGCCGACGGCGACCTGTTGGCCGGCCCCGACCTCCCCGAACGCCCAACGGCGCCGGCCGAGGACGCTGACCCGCTGGTCAAGCGGATCCACGCCGGTCGGCTCGCGGCGTGGCGGGCACAGGCCGAAGCCGCGGTCGCCACCTGGGAGCAGGCGCTCGCCGACCAGCCCGCCGCCGTCGAACGCCAGACCCAGCTCCGCGGATGGGCCGACCAGGTCCAGCTCGCGGCCCGGCTCCACGAAGCCGAACGGGACGGCATCGCCCTCGGCGACGCCGTCTACGTCCTGTGGCGCCAGGCCGGTGACTGGCCGAAGATCGAGGTGTACCACCCCGGGTTCTACTTCGCCGACCTCAGCGACAACGACCGCGGCGACTACCCGTCCCGGGTCGACTTCGGCTGGGAGTTCGACGAGGACGACGGCGCCGGCGGCCTCGTGCGCCGGGTGCGGCGGATGACGTTCGAGCTCGTCGACATCAACTCGACCCGTGTCACGGCCGACGGGACCCGCCTGTCCCCCGATGGGATGCCGCTGGGCGACGACGAGCCGTTCGCGCTGCACGACACGGATGTGATCGACTCGGCGGGGATCATCCGCCGCCGCTACCCGTGGCTGGCGGCGGGTGTGCCCACGGCCGACCTGCCGTACCTCACGTGCGTCTACTCGTCGGCGTCGTGGCTGCTCGCCGACACCAAGGGCCGCGACCTCCGCAACCTCGACGAGCGGGCGGCCCGCTGGGACGTGTACCGGCAAGACCAGCACTGCGACTTCATCCCCGTCGTCCACGTGCCGAACACCCCGACCGGGTCCGAGCACTACGGCGTCGCCTCCATCACCTCGGCCGCGCAGGTCCTCGACGACCTGGCGCAGACCGACACCCGCATCATGGAGGCCTCGCAGTTCCTCGGGCTCCCCACCGCGACGGTCGCCGGCGCCAAGGTGATCGACGCCATCGCGCTCCGCCCCGGCACGGCGATCGGTCTCGGCGAGAACGGCCGCATGGACATGCTCGACATGTCCGCCAGCATCGACAAGCTCTACATGCTGGGTGATCGGCTGGTGGACCGGCTGCTCGCCAACCTCGGCGCCCCCCGTGAGGTGATGGGCCGTGTCGACGACACCACCGCGTCGGGCATCCACCTCCTCATCAAGTACCTGCCGTGGGCGCAAGTCATCGGCGCCATGCGCCTGCCCCGGGAGCCGAAGATGCGGCTCCTGCTCAAGTTCGCCCAACGCCTCGCCCAGGTCGAAGGTGTGCTCGAGCCGGGCCCGACCCCGACCGCCCGCCTCCGCTACGGGAACTTCCTGCCCACGAACCAGGCCGAGACCGTCGAGATGGTGACGAAGGCGCTCGGCGCCCATGCGATCTCGCGGACCACGGCGCTGCGGCTGCTCGTCGCGGCTGGTCTGCCGATCGACGACGCCAACGCCGAGCTCGCCCGGATCGATGCGGAGGACCCGGAGGGCGCGAAGGCCGTCGCCGACGCCACGGGGTCCGAGGCCCTGGCCGCCGAGAGGTTGGGCCTCGAACTCCCCACGCCGCCGGCGACCGACGCGCCCACACTGAACCTGCCGTAGCGGCGCGTTGGTGCCCCGCCCCGAGCACCCCGGCCCCGAAGAACCGGGGTGGTGGTGACGGAGCGGGGCGGCTCCCCTAGGAGGGAGCGGGCGTGGAGCGGGCGTACGGGTTCCGCTCGGCGATGAACCGGCCGAAGCGGCCGTTGGAGTGCTGCCGCACGTGATGGATGACCCAGGCGCCGGGTCGGTACCACGAGTAGCGGCGGGCGCCGAGGTCGATGGTGACGCCACGAAGGTCGGCCCACAGGCGAGCGCGGTCGGTGCCGACGCGGATCATCGGCTCCGCCTCATGCTGGCCCGGGCGGCGTGGTGTCGGGCCGCCTCATCGTCGCCAGCGAGGATCGCGGCCAGCAACTCCGGGTGCGGCGGGTTGCCGAGCTCGGCAGGCGAGTCGCCGTGGTCGTACGCGGCGAAGGCGTGCCACACGTCTGGCCGCACACTCGCCCCCGACCCGTAGCGCTCGTCGTCACCTCGGTGGAGGTCCACCTGTTCGGCCAGCCATCGAATCAGATCACGCTCGGCGCTCACGAGGGGCTCGCGATGACGTCTTGCGGGTCGACCTTCCACGGCTCGGCCGTGAACACCGCCACTACGTCCTCGTCGACCAGGTCCCAAGAGCACCGGCGGGCGGTCCACGGCACGCTCTCCCGGTTCCACCCAGCGGCCTTCACGGCCTGGCGCAGGGACACGGCCGCCTCTTCCGAGGTGCAGGCCTTCATGGCCGAGGCCAAGTCTCCGTGGGTACGGAGCCTGCGCCCACGCCACTCGAAGGTCAGATCGGGTTCCATCTTGCTCTCCTTGTCCTAGGGGTCCGGTCACCACAACCGGGACGCCCTGAGGGTACCAGCCCGGTCAACCCCCCGCCCTGCATCCGACCGCCCCCCGGCTGCCACCCCCACCCTTCCCGCAGGCCTACCGCAGCCGCGATGCGGGTCCACCACCCAGGAGAACCATCCATGCTCAACCAGCTCGGCTACCAGAACGTGACCATCGGGCGCCACCAGTTCATGGTGCACCCGATCACCGGTCGCGTTCTCCCCGTGGTCCGAGGTGGCGCCGACGGCGACCCCGACAACCCGCCGCCCCCGCAGACCTTCACGCAGGCCGACGTCGACCGCATGGTAGGCCAGGCACGTAAGGAGGCCCGCACCTCAGCGGCCAACGAGCTCGCCGAACAGCTTGGATGCTCGGTCGAGGACGCCAAGGCCAAGATCGCCGCCGCGATCGCCGCCGACGACGCCCAGAAGACCGAGGCCCAGCGCGCCCTCGAGGCAGCCCAAGCCGAGAAGGCCGAAGCCGCCGCCGAGAAGGCCGCCGCAGCCCAGGAGCGATTCGACCTGCGGGTCGAGCGCAAGCTCATCGCCGCCGGAGTCGGACAGGCCATCGCCGACGACGCCGATGGCACCAAGGCCGCCGCAGCCATCGCCCGAGCACGACGCCTCCTCGACGTCAGCGCCGACGCCACCGACGCCGACATCGCCGCCGAGATCGAAGCGGTCAAGGCCGACGTCCCGTCCCTGTTCTCCGCTCCCACCGAGGCTCCGGCCCCGGGACGCCCTGCCCCCACCCCGCCCCCCAAGCCCAACGGCACCCAGCCCGCCGGCAAGACCCTGGCCGAACGCGGCAAGGAGACCCTGCTCAAGGCAGGCATCCGACCCCGCGACGACGCCGCAGCCTGACCCAGGAGCATCGCAACCATGGACCTCGCCATCCGCTCGGAGACCTTCGGGCCCGATTCCAGCCAGGGCTTCATCGTGAAGCCGTCCGACATCACCGAGGTCGGCTGCACGCTCGACCTCGCCCTCTTCGACCTGTCCACCTCGGACACGTCGATCCCCGCCGGCACGCCGCTTGGCAAGGTCACCGCGTCGGGCAAGTACGGCCCCTACTCGGGCGGCGCCAACCGCACCGACGAGGTCGTGACCCTCACCGAGGGCGGCTCCGGCCTCACCTCGTGGACCGCCACCTTCGGCGGCCAGACCACCACGTCGCTCGACGACGACGCCACCGCCGCCCAGGTCGAGGCCGCCCTCGAGGCGCTCTCCACCATCGGCGAGGGCAACGTGTCGGTCACCGGCGACGGCATCGCCACCGGCCTCACGGTCACCTTCCAGGGCGACCTCGCCGACACCAACGTGGGCAACATCACCACCACGCCCACGGGTGGCACCGGCACCGTCGTGGTCGCCGTGACCACCGCCGGCGGCACCGAGGGCTCCAGCGACGGCCGCGAGGTCTTCGCCGGGCTGCTCTTCGACTCCATCCCCACCCACGGCAAGGTCACCGGCTCCGTCGGTGCCTCCCGCATCGTCCTCGGCGCGATCTACGAGGCGAAGCTCCCCACCCCGATCGACTCGGCCGCCAAGGCCGACCTGACCACCATCGCCTTCGTCTAGGGAGCCTGACCAACCATGGAATTCTTCGACCTCATCGACCAGGCGGCCGTGACCGGCGCCGTGCGCCAGCTCCCCGAGCCGCCCACGACCCAGTTCGACGCCTACCTGCCGGACGTCACCGTCCCCTCCATCGACTTCGCGATCGAGTCGATCACCGACAACAACAAGGCGGCCCGGTTCCGCTCCTACGACGCCCCGGTCGAGATCGGCGACGGCCCGTCGCTGGTCCGCACCTCCGGTGAGATCCCGGCGCTCGGCGAGGGCTACCTCGTCGGCGAATACAAGCGGCTCCTCGAGGAGCAGCTGCGCGGCGCCGACATCTCCGACGCCCTCCTGGCCGCCGCGCTCAACAAGGTGGCCCGCGGGTTCAAGCGCATCAAGAACCGGGTCGAGCTCGCCCGCGGCCAGGTGCTCACGACCGGCAAGTTCACGCTCTCCGGCGAGGGCCGCCTCCACCTCGAGGCCGACTTCGGAGTGCCGACGTCGAACTTCGTGACCCCCGGCGTCGCATGGTCGCCGTCGGTCGACATCTCGACGGACATCGCCACATGGGCGGCGCTCGCCGAGATCGCCCCCGACGTGATGCTCTGCGGTGACCTGGCGCTCGCGAAGATCCTCAAGTCCGAGGAGCTCCGCAACCAGTACGGCAACGCCTACGGCGCCCCGAACGGCCTCACGGTCGCCCAGGCGAACCAGGTGCTCGTCGAGCGTGGCCTGCCGGCCATCGTGCCGGTGCGCCGCACCCGCATCGAGGTCCCCGACCCCGAGACCGGCTCCTACGTCGCCGCCGACACGTTCCCCCGCAACAAGATCGCCATGTTCCCCCAGGGGTTCCTCGGCGACACGAAGTGGGGCACCACGTTCGAGGCGCTCGAGATGGCCGCCGCCAGCATGATCGAGGCCACGGAGGCCCCCGGCCTCGTCGCCACCGTGATGCGCGAGGGCAACCCGGGCAAGGTGTTCACCGTCGTGAACGCCGTCGCCATCCCGACGCTGGAGAACCCGGCGTCGCTCGTGGTCGCCACCGTGTGACCCACGGCCGGGGTCGACGAGGGCATCGCCTGAACGTCGACCCCGGCCCGGCGGGCGCCACGCCTGCCACCGGACGGGGTGGAGCAGTTGGTCAGCTCGGCGGCCTCATAAGCCGCAGGCCGCAGGTTCGAATCCTGCCCCCGCCACCAAGGCACGAACCCCCACCCCCTGGAGCCCTCATGCGTCTCGTCGTCAACGTCCACGTTCCCGGCCACGGCTGGTTCGGTCCCGCCCACGACAACGCCGACCAGGTGCCCGAGGCGATCGCCGCGCTCATCACCAACCCCGACGCCTGGGCGGTGGCGCCCGCGTCGGGCGATGCCACGGCCGATGCCTCCGAGGGTTCTGCGGGTGATCCCCAGGTTGGGGCGGGTGACGACGCCCCAGCCACCCCGCCAGCCGTGGTCGTCTCCGACACCCAGGCCGTGCGCCTGGCTGCGCTCCCGGACGACAAGACGATCCTGCTCGGGTTCGCCGACGAGCTCGCCCTCGACGTCGACCGCCGGAAGGGCGCCGTGAAGCTCCGAGCTGAGATCCAGGCAGCGCTCGACAAGCGCATCGCCGCCGAGATCGCCAGCGGGCAGACCGGAGCCTCCTCGTGAGCGACATCCTCGACGTCCGCGACTGGGTCGGCTCCAACCCCGACGACCCGACGATCAACGCCCAGCTCGCCCGGTTCGACGGCCAGGAGCACGCGGTGGAGCGCGCCGCGCTCGCGATCCTGCTGCAGCGCGAGGCCGACGCCGGCCCGGCGAAGTGGTCGGTCGACGGCGACTACTCCGAGGACGACTCCGCCGGCCGCAAGACCCTGTCGGCGCGGATCGCCCGGCTCCGTGCGATCGTCGGCGACGACGTCTCCACCCTGCTGCCCGTGACCACCGCCGCGCTCGACGGCCCCGGCAACCTCCGGTAGATGCCCCAGCCCGCCGCGAACGACGCGACGGCCCGCCAGCTCATCGCCGTCTACGAGGACGCCTACGACCAGCTCGTGGAAGCCTGGCAGCGCGCAGCCGCCGACCCCCGCCGCGTCTCCCAGACTCGCCGCCTGCGCGACCTGCTCGACATCCACGAGGCCACGATGCAGGGGCTCGTCGATGCGTCGCGCACCTGGTGGGCCGCCGAGGTCCCCGCCCTGTACGCCGCAGGCGCCGCCTACGCCGCCCAGACGGTCGGCTCCACGTTCGCATGGGGCCGAGCCCACCTCTCCGCCGTCGAGTCGTTCGCGGGGCGCACGTGGGACGACGTGGCGAGCGCTCTGCGGGACATCACCGACGAGACCCGCCGGGTGCTCCGCCGGGAGATCGCCAGCGCCACGAGGAGCGCCCTCCTCGAGTCCAAGACCGCGGTGCAGGCGGGTCGGGACCTGGCCCGCGAGGCCGCCCGCTCCGGCCTGTGGTCGGTCGAATACTCCAACGGCGCCCGCCACACGATGCGCGACTACGCCGACTCGGTGATCCGCACCACCACCGCCGAGGCCTACAACCGCGGCTCGGTCACCCAGGCCCTCGTCGACGGCTACGAGCACGTCGAATACTTCGACGGCGCCGACTGCGGCGTCACCTCCCACCAGGACCCGCTCAAGGCCAACGGGCTCATCGTCCCGATCGCCGACGTCGTGCACCTGTCGCACCCGCGGTGCCGGCGCGCCGTGGTCCCGGCGCTCGAGGGCCGGTCGCTGGCACCTGACGGGCTCGTCGACATCGGCGAGGCAAGGCCACCGGAACCCTCA